CCTTAGGAAGTTTTGAGGAGAGCGTGGAGCTTCGAGAGGGTATAGCAGTCTATGAACTTGAAGGTGCGAAATGGAAGGCTTTGGACGCAGCTATTGATAAAGTTCTTGGAGACCGTGCGCAAGGTACGATAGAGGAACCTATCATTAATACTGATTTTATTTCACTATCCCCTGAAGTCGAGAAGGCGAAGGAGAAGGTTGATGAATTTATTAACAACACTATCATCGCTCCTTTTGAGGAGAACAGGGAAAAGTACGAATCTTTAATTCGCGACATTAATATGCTGGATTCTAGCGTGGAGGGTCCCTCCTTTGATTTTGATTTCGGGCCTCCAATATCTAGAAAGGGGAAGTTTATTCTGTCCCGAGACGGCATATACTACGATTCCCGAGGAGGGGGAGGTATACCGGAGGTGGAAGGTATTGTTTTAGCGGCTTCTGGGTGGAACTTATCTCAGCCCCCGAATCTAGGAGGTAAAGGTTTAATATACACAGATAAAGATTTGGATGGAAGAACAGGCTCTTTTATTGATTTTGATTATATTTTAGATTCTGAAGCTGAGAATGACACGTATTTGGCGTTTCTAGCGGAAGATTCGGTGTTAAAATCCTTGGAGGAGGACAGGCACTCCCAAGCATTTTCTGTGTCTAGTCAAATTGATGAACTTTTGACTTCTCCTGATAATTCTGAGAGTAGTGCTATTGTTAAAAATTACTATGGTTCTTTAGCTGCGATTGTATATTCATACGACGTAAAAATAGAGAAAAGAAAGAAGCAGTTACAGTTAGTAGCAGTTTTCGGGCAGCATAAGTATGTTCTTACCTCCGATGATGGTGTCGCACTTTTTAAAGGGATAGCGGATGGAGAATCTTTCGACCCTAAGATAGGTCCTAATGTTTTAGTTGAACGCATGGACGTAGACAAGTATCGGATACTTTCCCACATCCCTGTTAATAATTTTTCTTTCCTGAAGAACTCAGGGGCGAATTTGAAGTTAAGTGTTCAAAAAGAAATTATTCTCACCTCAGAAGATTTAAAGGATACAACACTCCCCGTGAAACCTGTTTTTTATGTAGGGGGGGAGCACACGTACCCTGTAATGGGACCTTTGGAATTTTCGGAACTTTCAGAGAGTCTTCCGGTTCATGCCGCGAATCCCTCTGTCTCATCCGTTGTTCCTTTTGTTAAGCACATAACCGACCAGGTTGTATCCGACGGACTACTGGCTAGTTATACGTTTACCTCCCCCGACGCTGTTCATTGCAGTTCGACTAAAAACAACGTACGAAATGTAGCGGGGGCGTCTTATGGTTCATTGGATGCGCAGCTGGTAGGTTCTAGTGTAAATTACGTATTCCCTTCGGGACTTTCTTTGCCTAAATTGGAAGGCTCCTATTATAATGATGAAGGAGCGGTTACTAGTCGTAATGGAGGCTCTTATGTTCGACTGCCAAATACAAATTCGAACCTTAACAATATAGCATACCAAGTTGAGAGAAAATCTTCTGGTCTTGGAGGAGGTTTTTCTTTTGATTTCTGGACACATGTACCTTCCCTAGTCATGACCGATGTTCATAGGTATAGACTCGTTATCGCAAATGAAAATAGTGGAGGCACTCCATTAAACCCTATACAAAGACATGTTAACGCAAAGAGGAGTAAAACGATTTCTCAGGGAGCGGAAGTATTTTATAAGGAGACTGACCTTTCAAAAACTCAAGGCATGTTAATAGGGTTTAGAGATAGGGGGGGTTCCAGCACTCCATCAGGTTTAGAATTCTGTATTCTTCCCACAGTTTCACAAAATCATAACAAAGGAAAATTTGGACACAGTATTTGTATTGCTGAATCTTCACTCTCCGAAACTCCCACCCCTGCGGATGTGACGGAGTTGGGATTCTGCATACCATCAGGAACAACAACAACAAAAGGGGTCGCATTTACGGATGCATCATCTAGTTTTGTGCATTTTTCTGTCGTGTTTGATTACATTAATGATAAACTATCTGTTTACGCTGACGGTTATGAGTTAAGCTCTACCATAATGTCCACTGCCTTCGACATAACAAAATCCCAAACTTTGGCTATCCCATCATTCACACAAGGAAAAATTTCAGAACAGTATGAGGCGAGCTGGGAAAGTACTGTTGGGAAAAACGGACCTGTAGTAACCATGGAAGAAGGCCAGGTCCTTGGAACTTCATTTACTCCTTGGATTTTGGGAGGTGGCTTCTCCGACAACATATGGAAGACTCACGAAGACCATACTGGAGCGCCACTTCCTGGAGGTCCTCCTGGCTTCCTAGGATACAACACAAACGATACCTACTATTCAAAATCCAGTGGTGTTGAAGGTCAGCACGAACCCGAACTAGATAATAGAGCTTCTTCCAGACCCCAGAGTGGACTCAGTGGTTTCCTTGGAAGTTTCAAAGTTTACGAAAAACCTCTAACCCCGGCAGAAGTTCTTCAAAATTATACGGCGCAGAAGGGCTTTTTTAAGGAGATTGCAACATGAGACGAGAAAGAATCAGTGAGTTAATAGCAAGTAGGAAGTTAAATTGGAAAGGTGTATCATTCCCAATGGTCCTTGGAAGTGGCGGATTTATATCCCAATCCCAAGGGTTCGACACGATTGTTGCTGGTTTAAAGCAACTTATCCTAACCACTAAAGGTGAAAGGGTCATGCGTCCGAATTTTGGAACAAATTTGCGCAGGTATGTATTTGAGCCTATGGATGGTTCATTAAAAAAGAAAATAAAAAAAGACATTAGTCTGGCTGTCGCTAATTATGAGCCTAGAGTAGTCTTGAAAGATATTTCGGTTACTTTTGACCGAAGAGTAGGTAAAGAAGATTTAAATTCTATCTTAATTTCTTTACTCCTTGCTTTAAAGGGAGACCTTTCAGAAGATAGAATTTTGGAGATTATATTGTAATGGCTGGATTGGATAGTATTTATAACACAAGCTCGTTTGATGGCTCTATCAAAACAGATTTTCTTAAATTAGGTTCAGTTCCTTTTGGTAGTAGGGGTGGTCTTGTAGATTATTCTGTTGCTGATTTTGATGAGTACGTAGAAGCCCTTAAAGTATATCTCAGGGCTGTATACCCTTTAGATTATAATAATTTTATTGAGTCTGATTTAGGTCAAATGATTTTAGAAATGTTTGCTTTCCTTGCTAGCAACCTTTCTCTAAAAGCGGACTTGTTAGCAAACGAATCTTTCATTAGTACTGTGTCCTCACGAGACAATTTAAGGAAACTTTTACAGCTTATAGGTATTTCTATGAGGGGTCCTGTAAGCAGTAGAGCTACGGCACTCATCGATGTTCCTGACGATAATGTTTTAGAATCAGGAGAAACTCTTACAATTGCACAAGCAGCCCGTTCGTTTCAAGTTCCCCACACAAAAGATGGAGGGGTTTTAGCGTACACGTTGTACAAGTACGATACCACAACTGGTAAAATTGAGTTAGAGGTGGAGGATATAGTTCTTGACTTTGATGAATCTGTTGCATCTGGGGGAGCTCAGTTTAATAATGTTATTCTTTTGGAAGGTACTTTGCACGAAACTGAAGGTACGTTTTCAAACACACAAACAGTAAAAACTATAGAACTTAGTGTCCCCGATATTACCGAGGGTAGCGTTGTTGTTTCTGCTGAGGATGGCACAATTTATAATGAAATACAAAATCTTTTCTTGGCAAGTGGAAGTTCAGACCCTGTCTTTCAAAAGGTATACACTGACAATTACGCGGCCAACCTTGTGTTTGGGGACGGTGTACGGGGCAAAAGCCCTCTCGGCGACCAGAGCTTTAAGGTTTTTTACCGAGAAGGTGGTGGCTCGAGAGGTAACATACCCTCAAATTATATAAGTATTAGTATCCCTGTAAGCCACAGCACTGATAATGATATTTCTGTTACGGTTTCAAACCCTACTAGGTCGTCTGGAGGTCAAAACTCTGAAACGATGGAACACGCTAGAAGGTGGGGTCCTTATTTCTTTAAGACTCAATATAGAGCTGTTACAGGAGAGGATTATACAACGTTTACTAATTCGTTTGTATCTACAAATGGAGGTGTTTCAAAAGGGTTTGCTTCCTTGAGAAAATCAGGAGCGGGGGCTAACATGATTGATATTTATGTTTTGTCTAAAGCGAACGACACTCACTTAGAGAGAGCATCCTTAGTTTTTAAGCAAGAGTTGTTAGATTACCTAAATGATGTAAAGATGCTAACCGATGAAATTACTATTGTGGATGGTTTGGTCAGGACCGTTGATTTAGTTGTTACAGTGATTGCAAATAAAGCCTACGAGCGAATGGAGACTGATATCAAAAGAAAAGCCGCTGACCTGATAATAGAACAGTTTAAAGTTGATAATCAGGAGTTTGGTGAGAAGTTTGAACTTCTATCAATACCTAGAAAGCTTTCAAAAGAGCCTTCGATTAGGTATGCTAAAGTTGACAACTTAAACGAGGATGTACAGCTCATGTTTAATGAAATTTTGCAGCTCAACAACTTGGAGATTAACATAGAGTTTGTATAATGCCGTCAAATCCAAGTAAAGTTTATAGACAGGCAAATTATGTTGATGCTGTTAAACTGCTAAGTCCAGCAGTTTACTACGATACTGATGTTTCTATTTACGGAACAGAAAAAGAACCAACGTACGAAGCTCTTTCTAGGCTTTTTGGTTTTGCAAGGAAAACAACTGAGGTATTTCCGGTTTCCGGGTCTACAGCTGCCTCCTTGCGTTCTCACTTTTCCCAACCATCTTCCTGCTTGGAAATTGAACCGCGAAGCTTGGAAAGTAAGCTTATAGGGGCGCTCGGGGATAGCGTTGCAAACTACAAGACGAGAGCAGATTTTGAAACCTTTGTTTCGGGAACTCTGCAACCATATTTTCATTTGAATTCTCCAACGGATGCGTTTGTATCCGGGTTTTCCGCGAATGTCTCCTCTGTTAACACTCCGCTTCTTGCGCATAATTACCTTCTAGAGAACTACTCCTGGCTGTATATTCTAAATACTAGCGGACCAGTCGGGGGTTTTGCCCCTTCAGCTATCGTAACTGATTTAATTGTTTCAGGTGCTTACCTAGGCAAAACTATTACAACAAGGGACTTGATACAGGGTCTGTGCGAGTATTTTTGGAGAAATAGGGAAGTAGTATCTTCTTACAAGGATTATATCAATAGTGATTTTGCTCTTGATGCTAGTGCCGTATCAGCTGGAACGTACACGTCTGGAACGCAGACTCTAGACGCTTTAAAAACTATCATAGGGGTTTGGTATAATCCCAGGGACGAGAAGTCTGCCGAGTTTGACCGATTATTTGATTTATTTTTTGATTCAAATATTGATATTAATAAACTCGAGTCAGCGGGTCCGTATTTTCAGTTTTTGAAAGCAGTTGCTTACTCTTTCTACGACGTTGATGAAGTAGTATCGGAGTTGGAAGATTTAGTTTCTGTAGAAGATTGCCCTGAGGAATTTCTTCCATACTTAGCAGCTTTGATAGGTTGGAAATTTATTTCCGGGGATTCCGAAAATTGGAGGTCTCAGCTAAGGAAAGCTGTTTACCTATACAAGTCGAAGGGTACTAGAAGGTCAATGCGAGATGCGATGAGCCTAATCTTCCCTTCACACGTATTCAACGTTATGGATGATATGTTAGAGCTTTGGGAAACCTATCTCCCCAGGCTACTATATTACTTGCTTGTAACGGAGTCTGCACCTTTGAGGGAAGGGGTATACGACGAAAACATTAAATATCAACTAGGGATTACCCCCTTCGACAGTACGAATCACGACAACAATTACAGATTTGCTGTGGATAGGATTTTAGAGGTTTTGCATGATAAGTACGAGAACATCCAAATTGCTCCCAGAAAACCATTCTCTGTAGAGTCTTGGCAAACCCTTACAAAGGATAATTCCTTTAGTGGGTTTACTTATAGAGGTGTTAATGGTAATAAAGTTCCTCCTTGGGAAGAGGAGAAGTTTTTCAAGTACTCATTTATTTCCGATGGTGTTCTGTCTAGCCTTTCCGATATTTTAAAAAAGGATAGGACTGCTGGAGGTTATGAAGTCTCTGCCACGACGGTAGCATCTGCGATATCTTTCATAAGAGATAATTCTTATGATTCAAGCTTGCTACAGGGTCAAAATTCCAATTTTAAATTCTACACAAGTGCAAGCCACATGCCCCCTAACTGGAGGTCTGTTGTTGCGTCAGGAAGTTCAAAAGAGTTAGGTTTGCTTGATTTTTGGAATTCTAAAAGTTCCACTGTGGTTTCTGAGGTTGCGGTATCCGCATTCAAGTATGCGTTCGAAGATTTAATTTATCCGCAAGATGAGATAATGGGTGCCGTTGCAGATGTACTTCATCAGTTCACGCCTTTTCACGTTGTTGTAAAACTTGTTAACACTGAAGAGTTTTCTGACACTCACGAAGCTTCTGGTGTCCGGTTTTGCCTAGAATTACCCACTCCATTCAATGAGTTAACTAACGATACTATTAAAAACTACCAAACCTGTGCGTTTCTTGGGGTGAGTGGTACTGGTAACTTTTCATCACTTACGTTTCAAAAAGGAAGACGGGTACCCGCTCACGATTCAGGATTCTGGAGTGCAACTGCCGGAACTATGGGCAGAAATACTTTAAGAAGGAGAAATCTCCGGGGCTCCCTAACACCTCTAAGACACACACGGTCTGGGAGGGCCATGCCTCTCCCTCCTATGTTCCTTTCTTTGTCCGCAACACCTAGCGCGCTAGCAGGTGAAATGAACACATCAGAATTCATCCCGAAAGGTTTTAATTTTTCCTCCGGGGAATATTTTTCACCCGAATCCTCTGCACATGGTTGGATTTACGATACTTCTAATGATATTTCTTTTGGAAGAACAGGCGTTACAGATGTGTCTGCATCTTACTCAGGGATTGATTTATCTTCTACATTCCCTTGTAGGGGTATTCCGGTTTCCTCTTGCTTTCCTGTGGTTTTCAGGAATGACGTTCCAGGCATCCACCAATCTATATTCAGTCGTTCTATGTATTTGACTGGGGATGTCCCTTCTAACATAGAGAATTTTTCATTCGGCAATGGAATCCATAGAATGTACAATAGTTATGTTAGGGATTTTTCTAGTGTTTTAAGGACAGAAACGAGTTCGACATATGAGAATGGGGCTTTGGTAAGGCACATGTTTGGAGGTTATTCTCTAGCATCTCATGTTTTTGGTCCTATTGTTTGGAATGGAGACTTTTCTTTTTGGGGGAGACTTACGTCGGGTAAAGTAGATTCGCACAATGCATACCCGAACGAGGGCAGATTTGAGCTTGTTAGGGATTACCCCCACTGGAAACATATAGCGGCACCCGCATCTATGAAAAAGGATAAGTACATAACTTTTAGCGGAGGTCCTGTTTTAATCGGACAAGGTTTAATGGACCCTGAGGTTAAAGATTCTTTTGTTTCTCTCTTAGACCTTAATTCGTCTACTGAACAGATTTTAATAGCAAACGCAAGTCTTGCGAGCTCAGTCGAGCTAGTTGTCCCCAAGGATGAGTCCGGGTCCTTAATTGTATTGAATCGATTCGATTCTTCCACAAACGCAGATATATTCGGAGGCACAGGGAGTGTTTCAATCTTTAATGAAGGTCTTGAGACACACCGAAGTGCAAGTGTTCGTTTTGTTTTAGGTAAAAATGAGGAGTTAACAAACGACCCTTCTTTTGAATCGCAGAGTAGCCATATGCCCGCGCGTAGATAT